TTATGCTTTGGTCGATTTGCCGCTGGTCTTTGCTGCAGTACTTTTCGATACCGTTAATCTTGCTGGCCCGGCAGATGCGGAACTCTCGATACCGATGGCCGCCCTGTCGAACGCGGTGACCGTCTCCTCTGCGCCGATGTGCATGTAGCGGGCGGTGACGGCGACGGAGCTGTGGGCCATGGCCTTTTGCAGCTCGAGCAGGTCGGCGCCGCCCTGGCGTGCCCATGTGGCGAAGGTGTGGCGTAGATCGTGCCAGTGGAAATCGACCAGGCCTGCATCGGTGCGTGTCTTTTCCCAGCGCTTGCGGAAGTTCGTCAGGTCGAAGACCGGGCCGCGCAGCTGCACCACCTTGGCCGTGCCTGGGGCTGGCTTGGTGGCTGCGGTCTGGCTGGCGCGGTGTTCCTTCAACAGCTTCAGCAGCGGGGTGGCGATACCGACCACCTGAGGCTTGCGGCCTTTGCCCTTGGGAATCGTGATCGTGCGGCCGCGCAGATCGACCTGATGCCATTCGATGCCGAGCATCGCCGTCTTGCGCAGGCCCGTGGTCACCGCCGCGGTGATGGCCAGCTGCATGCCGGGATCCGCTGCGGCTATCAGGCTGTCGAATTCCTCGTGGCTGAGGAAGCGGACGCGGTGTTCGTTCTCAGGATATCTGAGGCGTTTCCAGTCGACTGCCGGCGCAGCCAGGCCGTGCGCGTTCATCGCGTGGTTGATCGCTGCCTTCAGCACGGCCATGTCGCGGTTGATGGTCGGGCGATCGATGCCGAGGCCGCGCCGCTTTGCGCGGAAGTCCATCAGCTGTCGCGTGGTCAGGCTGGCCAGCGGCTGACTGGTGTCGAGCATCGCATCGAACAGCGTGATCTTCTGCCAGACGAAGGCGTGGCTGCGCAGGTGCTGGGCGTGATCGGTGTAATACGTGCCCAGCACATGGGTGAGCTTCCAGCTTTCCGGGCGTTGCGGCGCGGCCTGCAGATCGGCCAGCAGCGCGGCGGCTATCGCCTGCGCGTCAGCTTTTCTCTCTGCTTTCGTGCTTCCGCGATATCGACGACCCCGGTGGGTGAACGCGTACCACCAGTAGGGGGAGCCTTGGCGTCTGTGGAGCTGCATGTGCGGTGCCTCTTTGCGAAATCGATCAGGTCTTCGCGAAGGTACAGAATACGCCTGCCGATCTTGACGAAGTCAACCGCGCCTTCATTGCGGAGCTTGCGCAGCGTGCGCGCCGACAGCGCGATCGCCGCGGCGGCGTCGGCCTCTTCCAGCAGGATCGGGTCGGGCGCGGATGCCATCAGGGGGCTACGTCATTCGTGTGTTCGCTTGGGGCGTGAATGTGCGACCAGTGCGAACATGGCCAGAATCGTCCTTTGGTAGTGTCCAGTAAGCAGCCTTCGCGGATGTCGTACCGTTCACCGCAGACAACGGGGTATTTGTGCTCGCCCACGCGCCACCCGAGAATAGGGATGCCCTTCGGTGCGGTTTCGATCGGTTGCCATTCCAGTATGCTATCTGACGGTATCACGCGGCGTTCCTTTCGAGAGGCAGCGGTTTGCCATCGGGGCCGAACATGTCGGCGAGCAGGCTGGGCTGCGAGGATGGCAGGGAAGTGCGGGGCATGGGGACGGGTGCTGCTGGCTTCTGGCGATATCCTTCGCGCAGCAGCTGCATCAGCGTCAGGCGGCGCACGGCATCGCGCAGGCCGATGTAGCGGGGCATGCGATCTGCTTTCCCCTCGGTGTCAATCTGGCGGGCGAGGGTGTCGCGGGCGCGGGTGAGCTCGCCGATGGTGGCGTCCAGCGGGCAAAGCTCCCCCGCCGGGGTCTGGCGATCGCGCGGGCTGATCGCATCGCCCTGATGCCCCACCAGCCATGCCTCTGCCGCTGCCCAAGGCATCAGCGCCGCATTGGCCGCGCGGGCATCGACGCTGCCCTGTTTGTGCGCGCCCCGCGCCAGCGCGATGCGGCGGTCGAGCTCGATCGAGATGAAGTGACGGTCAGGCATCGATATTGCCCTCCTTCACATCAAAGCTGACAGCGACCACCCAAGGGTTCGCGTCCCATGCGCCGGGGCCGTTGATGCTATCCCAGAGCCGGTGATACCAAGCGCGTGGGCTCTGTGAGGTATGGGGTCTGTCGCCAACGCACATATAGGGGTTGGAGCCGTCTTGAGTGCAGTCGCGGTGGTAAGGATCAAGCGGTGCGCCTTCTGCCAGAACATCGGCGGTGCTGATGTCCTGCAGCCGCTCGACGCGAACATCGGTGACGGTCAGGGTGAGGCGGCTTGCCCAGCGCGGCATGAATATCGACATGCGGGTCTTCCCATGCCGGCTGCCATCTGCTTCGGCCCAATTGAAATAGCCGTCATCAGCGAGATAATTCAGCGGCTCGTCGCCACCAAGATCGCTTGGCTTGAGGTCATCATACGCAGGCGTTGTCCGCCACGTTTCCTTGACCCAAAGGCGGTCGCCGAATTCAAAAGGCGGCCTCACCCGATACCAACATTGATTCTCTTCCCATCGAGCACCGCGCGCGGCGTCTTCCGGGTGCAGAAACGGAACATCCAAGTGCGGATCGGGCCATGAGTCGTCGCCGCAGGTAGCCATGGCCAGCGTGTTTTTGGTGCGCGCAATCGCACGATCAAAGTCAAGCCCGGACCATGGTGCTGACTTGTGTGCCCAAGAGCTCCCGAGCACTGGCCACGATCGAGACAACGCTCGCCGCGTCTGGGTCTTCGTGCCAGCCAAGAGGGCGCGCACCATCGGGGCGCTGAAGAGGATGGGGCGATCAGGCATGGGCCTGCACCTGCGGCATGGCATCGTGCGTCACGCCGTCGAGCAGGCGGCCTGCGTTCTTTTTGCCGATCCGGTAAAGGTCAGGCTCGTCGTCGCAGTGGCCATCGACCTCCGACCAGCAGTCTTGCCACCGGCCATCCCAGTATTCGACGCCCTTGGCCCTGCGCCCGGGATGCAGGAATTCACCGGCGATCTCGCCAGGCGCAAACTCGCCCCACTGCTTGAAGAAGAACGGGACGTTGGCAGCCGCGCACTGGTCGCGCAGGGAGCGGGCCCAGTCCGGGTGCATCGGGCGTGCGCCGGGGCCGCTTTCTCCGCCGACGATGACCCAGTCGAGGCCGCGCCATTGAAAGGAATTGACCCCTGCCAGCGCATTGATGGTGAAGCGCATAGTCTTGATGCCATCAAAGCCCGCGCCGGGGACCGGTGTAAATGCGCTTTCCCCCATGCAAACACGGGTCAAATCTACCGGCCCCAGCAGCGGCTCGCAGGACAGGAAGCGCACGGCTGCCGGGGTGGCGAGCAGATCGGGGATGCGTTCGTCGGCGCGCTTCTGGTCTTCGACTGACACGCCCAGCCAAACGTTGGGGAGGGGAAGAAAAATGCGCCTGCGGACGTGCCTCTCCATTCGATTGCGGCGCTGGATCTCGGTCAGGCTGAGATCGCGGGTCGCTCTCCAGACGAAACTCGGGCGATCGGCGCTGAGATATTCCCGCATCCTCGCCGAGCGCTTGGTCAGCACCTGAAAGGTGTGCTGCGGGCAGAGCGCCATCACGGCGAAGACGCGGTCGATCACCTCGTCGGGCACGGATTCGTGGAACAGGTCCGACATGCTGTTGACGAAGTACATCGTCGGCTTTTTGCGGCGCAGCGGGGCGAGCATGGTGCTTTCGTTCACCACGATCTTGCCGGTCCACACCGGGCCTGCCTTGCTGGGCTGGGTGAGCCCGGCATAGATCGGCGCGGTGGCGGGGATGATGGCCAGCCTGGCGGCGGTGCGCATGGCATAGCAGTTGGTGCAGCCGGGCGAGTGCACGGTGCATCCAGCGATCGGGTTCCACGTCGCCTCGGTCCATTCGATGCTGGTCATGTCCCGGTGCCCTTCGCCTTACGCCCCGCCCATGGCTGGCGCGTGCCGTCTGGCAGGATGATGGCCCAGTCGCCTTCGCGCAGGCGGGTCATGCCGGTGTTCATGATGAACACCTTGCCGGTGCGCTGCGTCTGATGGGCCGGGCGGTAGCGGGGGGATGGTGTTGTCATAACGCTTCGACCTTTGCGGACGAGGTTTCGAACGTGCCGTCGTAACAGCCCGCTTCGTCGCGGGCCTGTTCCTCGGCAATCTCAACGGCTTCCTTGGGGCTATCTGCCTCGACGGTGTCATCGTAGCTGCCTTCGATCGACCAGTTGAAGCAGACGCGATATTGTCCCTTCTCAGAGACTTCCTTGCCCCAGTTGGGATCATAGAATTTGCGCATGGCCACAGCCGTCTGGGACAAGGGCATGTTGGCGATGTCGTGCAGGGATGGTGTTGTCATTTGAAGCACCAGATGATTGCGGCGATGCCGAGGGGCAGCCAGAAGAAGAGGAACCCGAGCAGCAGCACTGCCCCGATGGGTGCGGGCGGATCGGCCACTCCTGAGTGATTTGGCGTGGCGCGATCCGGGGTCATCACATCACCACCGGGCGAAGTGCCGCGATCAGGGCGAGGCCGGTGACCAGCAGCAAGGGCAGGACGATGAGGGCGTCGAGCATTTCGCGCAGCCAGCCTTTGACATCCATCAGCGCGGCGCGGATCTCGAGAAGCTGGGCGTAGGTCATGCCGCCACGCTTTCGACTGGCGCGACATAGGACACGCGGTGGCCATCGCCGAGATACTCGCGGAAGGATGCCACTGCCTCGTCGATGCTGGGATGCCGAGCATTCATTCCGCCCTCGTGCGTGCGCTGGAAGAACGACAGTTCGAAATTGCCTGCCGACTTGGCGCGGATCTCGACGCGGATGCGGGACTCGTGTGCGAGCAGCACCAGCAGCGTCAGCGGGAAGAAGTCGAAGGTTGCCATCCTGCCATCGCGCCAGGGTACGAACATGCCGGAATGGTTATGGCCGATGCCCCACTGGACTTTGTCCCAGTTGATCGGTGCGTTGTAGATCCCGCCGCCGACCATCCCGCAGATGTCCATCACCTTGGCCTGGAACTCGGTCAGCTTCTCCGGTGCTGGGCGGTACGATTTACGCTTGGCGTAGACCTGGTTGGCAGCTTGGTTGTTCTGCTCCACCCATGCCGCGTGATCCATTCGAGCATAGCTCATGCCGCAGCCCTCCGGGTGTAGGCGCGCTTGGGGGGCCAGCTTTCGCAGAGGCTCTTGAGCGCTACCGTGCGGATGCCGCTGGCGGTGCCGTGGCGCTTGCTGTCGCCTGCGACGGTGACGCTGGCGACACCGTCGGCACCGGGCGGGTTCGTGCGGATGATGCGGACCTGGACGCCGGTATTGCGGTCGAACGCCGTGCTGCCGGGGTGGGGGAATTCACTGGGAGCCTTGAGCATGTATGCCTCCGTTGTTGACGGGGGCATTTGTTTCATAAAACGAAACCAAAAGTCAAGGCTTAAAGTTTCATAAGATGAAACAGAAACTTCGCGGGATTGCTGCGAGTGTTACGCGAATCGCTGCGCCACGATGTGATAGCTCATCGTGTGTTCTGTAGGAAAATGGTTTGAGAGCCTGGCGCGCTAGACCGGCCAGGCGCGCGCGATGTGTAGATTGCAGGCGTCGGAAGGGGATGGGTGGCGAGGGCTGATGCTCAGGCGGTCTTGCGCGTCGAGCCGATCGGTTCTGAAGGTGTTTCCGCCACGTAAGGTGACTGCGTCTCTGCCGCGATCGTGAGCGAGGATGAATAGACCTTGCGCAGAGCCATCGCTCTTTCTGGCGGCATCAGCAGCTCAAAGGGCTGGATGTTGAGAGCGAAGGCGGCTTCGTTCACCTCGTCACGCCGATAAGGCTGCTTGCCGCTGACCAGGTGAGATACCTTGCGCTTGTCCCAGTCGGTCAGGCGCGACAGATCGGCCTGCTTCAAGCGCAGGGTCTCCAGCCATTCGGCCAGATACCAATCGTGAAAGGGCGTCGCTGCCATGTTTCGATCATAGAAACATGCGGCTAACCAGTCGTTTGCAAAGGATGAAACTTTTCCGCTTGACGTTTTGTTTCGTTTTATGAAACAAAGCGGCATGAACATCGCCGAACTCAGAGCCGAAATGGGCGTGTCGCAGGAAGACTTTGCTGCGCTCATCGGCCTTTCATCCAAGGGTAACGTCAGCATAATCGAGCGGGAAAACCGCTGCGGCCTGCGCGTTGCGCTCAAGATCGAGCAGCTTTCCGACGGACGCATCGACGCGGCCAGCCTGAATGATGAGGTGCGGGTGTCGAGGCATGGTCTGGATCATGTCCATACCGATACCGCAGTGCCCGCCATCCCGTCATCGGGAAGCTTGAGCGACGTTTCCCCCCAGGCGGAGGCAGCGGAATGACGTTGTCGGTGCGCCAGCAGCGGCTGAAGGCTGCGTCGTCTGACCTGGTGGGGGCCGCGCACGGCATCGAGGCTGCGGCTGACCTGCTGGGCAAGGGCAAGAGCACCATCGGGCGCTGGGCCAATATCAACGATGAAGACTATTCGATGCCCGTGGATGCCGTCGCCGCGCTGGAGCGCGTGACGCGGGGCACGCCGGGCTGGCCGCAGATGACCAGCGAGCTTTGCCGTCTGGCGGGCGGGGTGTTCATTCCCTTGCCCGATGCCGGGGGCAGCGATGGCGAATTGCGCGCCGGGGTGATGCACCTTTCTGCCGAGCTGGGCGATGTGGCGCGCGAGATCGACAAGGCCCTGGGCGACGGCAAGATCACCGTGCGCGAGGAGCACGACATTCACCGGCAGATCGATGACCTGCTGGCCAAGGCGGTGGAGCTGAAACAGGCGGTCACGCTGATGGTGGACCGCGATGCGCGCGGCAAGCGGAACGGTGGGCGGTGATGGTGGTCGGGTTCCTTCTGGGCTTTGTCGCCTGCTGGCTGTTCGCCGGGCTGATCGTGATGCGGTTGGCGTTTGGTGCCGACGACTGGCGGGGTTTGACGCTGGCCAATGATGCCCTGCCGATCCTGATCGGCGTGCTGGTGTGGCCGTTCATTCTGGGTCGGGACGATGACGATGCCTGACGCCGGCACCTCTGCGCCGCGCTTCGTGCTGGGTCCGCTGACGCTTTATGCCGAGGTGGCCGTGATGGAGGCGTGGCTGGAGACGGCCGCGCCGGGTGCCGAGCTGGTGTATGCCACCGGGCCCGCGCTGGGGCGCGAGGCACCCGCGGGGCTGCTGGCTCGCAGCTGGGCCGATGAGGGCGAGGCGGTGCTGTTTCAGCGCAGGCCCGGCCCTGGCAAACCGCTGCAGTATGTGGCGCGTCGGCGCGAGCCGCCCGTCGAGGGGCGTTGCGAGGGTGGGTCGCGGGTGTTCGGATCAGCTTCGCGGCGGCAGTCGCGGCCTGCGCTGGGTGCGCCTGCCGACTTTGCCGAGACGCAGGCGGGGCGGGTGTTTGCGCTGCTGGTCGATCTGGCCGCGCGCGGGCTGCCTTGCCCGACCAACCGCGCGATTGCTGCGGAGCTGGACCTGAACACCGCCGAGCAGGCGCGATACGCGATCACAAGGCTGGTCCGCTCCGGGATGATCCGCGTGGATGCGGCCAGCACGTTCGATCCACGCATCATCACGATCATCAACACCGGCGCGCGCACGGCGGATCCGTGCCGCGTGCCTGCATCAGCGAAGGGAAAGTGACATGACCTTGCGTGGGCAAAACAAGACATCATCCGAGAACGTGCTGACCCATGAAGAGGCAATGGCGTTCCTGAGCGACGTCGACCACTGGCTGCTGACCACCGGGTCGGTGTGGACGCATCTGGCGCGCAAGGCCGGGGTCTCTGTCAACATCCGCAACGCGGTGCGCCAGAAGGCCCATGGCATGCTGCGGGTGACGCAGGCGGCGATCGCGGGCGAGATCGTGCGTAATCCGCGCGGGCTGGGCAATGGTGCGCCGCCGAGAGAGGCAGCGGAATATCTGACGATCGAGCAGACCGACACGCTGGCGGCGGAGGTGCGGCAGTTCATCGAGAGAACCGGAACGCCGCTCTGGCGCCTTGCTGCAGCCGCGGGCCGCGACAGGGACGGCCTGATCAGGCTGATGTCCCGAAGCGCCAGGCGGGCGACGGTGAATGTCGCTGCGCGATATCGGCAGCTGATGGCGGAAAACCCCGAAGGCATGGGGGCGCTGCGCGAGCGCAAGACGAACGCGCTGCCTCAGCCTGAGATCGCGCCACCGCCGCCGACGTTTGACCCGCTGGCCGAGCGCCGGGGCGAGGCGGACCGGATGCGCAAGGCATGGATCGCCCAACAGGCGGCGGAGCATGAGCGCAAATATAAATGCCCGATGGGTCGGCCTCTCGAGGAGATGGCGGCGTGAGCGGCAGCGGGATGATAGCGGCGATTCCGGACGGGCTGGCCGAACTGGCGGGCCTGCGGGACGATCTGGCCGTGCTGACCGAGGCGGAGCGCAGGTCGGGGCTGATGCGGACGCGGACCGATGTGTTCAGTCGCTCGCTCGCCATAGTTGCCGAAGTCGTGCGGCATAACATTGCGCTGGGCATCATCTGCCACGCTGCCGCGAAGTGCACCGAGGTGCAGTCGCTGGCCGATTGCGGGCGCATCGATCGCGACGGGGCCGACCTGTTCGTGCGTCGGTATTCCGAATCCATCGCCGATATCGTTGCGCTGATCGCGCCGCCGGCACCGAAGCAAAAGGGAAACTGATATGGCGCGTGGTGAACAGGCTGTGGCCGATGTAGTGTGTCTGCCGGCGGGGTCGCTGAAGGCGGCGTTGAAGTCGGTGGTGGCGGCTGTCGAGGCGCGCAACACCATCCCGATCCTTTCCAACGTGCTGATCGAGGTGACCCGTGAGCACCTGACCGTGTGCGGCACCGACCTGGACATGGAGATCACCCGGCAGGTGCCGGTGACCAGCGCATCGGGAAGCTGGGGCATCACCGTGCTGGCGCATGTGCTGGGCAAGGCCGTCGACAAGCTTGGTGCAGGCGATGCCGAGGTGACGCTGTCTGCCGCAGATGGCCGGTTGAAGATGGCGTGCGGGCGGGCGCGGTTCGATTTCCCGACCCTGCCGGTCACGGACTTTCCGCGCATCGCGACGCAGGACTGGCAGGCGCAGTTCGAGATGACGGGCAACACGCTGGCCGAGATGCTGGCGCACTGCCGCCCCGCGGTAAGCACCGAAGAGACGCGCTATTATATGAACGGGGTGTTCTTCGAGCGGGATGCGGCCGAGCTGCTGGCCGTGGCGACCGATGGCCGCCGGTTGCACACCGTGTGCCTGCCCGCGCCCGATGGCAGCGAGCCGCTGGAGCATTCCATCGTGCCGCGCAAGGCGGTGGCGGCGATGGCTGCGCTGTGCGGCGAGGCTCGGGTGGAACTGGCCTTTGCGCATGGCAAATTGCGGATGGAGAGCGGCGAGACCGTGCTGGTCAGCAAGCTGATCGACGGCAACTTCCCCGACTGGCGCCGCGTGGTGCCGAGCAATGCGGACAAGGTGTGCGAGTTCGACCCGCGCGTGCTGGAGGCGGCGCTGGCGCGCGTCGCGACGATCGACACCGGCAAGGAACGCGCCGTGAAGGTGGACTTCGGCAGTGACGAGATCGTGCTGACGGTGACCTGTGCCGAGACCGGCACGGCGACGGAGACGGTCGAAGCGAACTACGCGGGCGACCCGGTCACGATCGGGTTCAACGCGCGCTACCTGGCCGATGTGCTGGCGCAGCTGCCCGGTGACCACGCGATGGTAGCGTTCGGCGACTCATCCAGCCCGACGAAGTGGAGCAAGGCAATCGGCAGCGACCGCTTCTGCGTGCTCATGCCGATGCGGGTTTGACCGGTGACCGGGGAGTCGCGCCGTGGCCAGCAAGGATGAGCGCGACATGGATGCGCTGGCAGCGTGTGTGGCTCTGCACGGCAGCATCGCGCGCGCGGCCAAGCAGCTGGGCATGAGCATTTACCGGGCGGAATCGCTGTGGGCGCAAATCTGCGCGGGATTGGGATGGCAGGCATCATGACGCAGAACACATCCAGTGCCGTAATGCAGCAGCGCAGCGAGGCGCACGATTCGCTCGACGATTTCCCTACGCCGCCGTGGGCGACGCGGGCGCTGTGTGAGTGGCTGATCCGCAAGGACGAAGACCTCGCCAGCTTCAGCTGTCGGGAGCCTGCGGCCAACCGTGGCCACATGGTGTCGCCGTTGGCCGAGTTTTTTCAGCGCGTCGAAGCGAGCGACGTGCACGATTATGGCGCGGGCTTTGCTGTGCGCGACTTCCTTTTCGGCGCCGCGCCCGATCTGACCAGCTGGACGATCACCAATCCGCCGTTCCGTCTTGCCGAGCAGTTCATTGAACGCATGGCCGAGTGCAGCGAGTTCGGATTCGCAGTGCTGGTGCGGTCGGCATTTCTGGAAGGTGTGGGCCGGTTCGATCGTCTGTTCCGGCGCAATCCGCCCAGCCATGTGCTGCAGTTCGTCGAGCGCGTCGTGATTCACAAGGGGCGGCTTTCCCCAGATGGCAGCACGGCAACGGCATATTGCTGGCTGGTGTGGATCGATGGCGGGATCGGCGAGGACGGCGATACGGCGTTTGAATGGATCGCACCCTGCCGCAAGCGCCTCGAGCGGCCTAGCGATTATCAGGTGCCGGCATGAACGCCTATTCGTCACGGACCATCTGTGGGCGGTGCCATTCTCGCGCGGTGCAGGTGCTGACCAAATGGCACCAGCTTTTCGTCTGCCCTTCCTGCCTCGACGAACTGGATACGCCGCTGTCGCCGGTCACCCGCACGCTCGAGCTGGACCGGGGGTTGACCGACCGCCTGCTGCCGATGGCCGCGGAGCGCAACATGCCGGTGGCCGTGCTGGCGCGCCGCCTGCTCGACATCATCAGCGAAGAGCCGGTGATGATCGCCAACCTGCTGGATGAGGAAGAGTGATGGGCATGATCATCGACAATTTTGCAGGGGGTGGTGGCGCATCGACGGGGCTGGAGGCGGCGTTCGGCAGGCCTGTGGACGTTGCCATCAACCACGACGAGGCCGCGATTGCGGTGCATGCGGCGAACCACCCGGGCACGCGGCATTTCTGCCAGTCGATCTATTCGGTCGATCCGCTCGATGCCACCGAGGGTCGGCCCGTTGCGCTGGTGTGGTTTTCGCCCGACTGCAAGCATCACAGCAAGGCGAAGGGCGGGAAGCCGCGCGACAAGTATATCCGCGACCTGGCGCATGTGGTGCCGCACTGGATCGAGCGCCTGAAGAAGGCGACGCCGGGCGGCGCAGGCGCACCGATGGTCATCATGCTGGAGAACGTCGAGGAGTTCCGCCAGTGGGGCCCGCTGGACGCCGAAGGAAAGCCGATCAAGGAACGCCGCGGCGAGGAGTTCGACCTGTGGGTGCGGCGGATCCGCAAGCAGGGGTACAAGGTCGAGTGGCGCGAGCTGCGCGCCTGCGATTACGGCGTGCCGACCAGTCGCAAGCGGTTGTTCCTGGTGGCGCGGCGCGACGGGCTGCCGATCGTGTGGCCTGCGCCGACGCATGGGAAGCCGGGGACGGTAGATGTCGTTTCGGGCAAGCTGCTGCCTTGGCGCACCGCTGCCGAGTGCATCGACTGGACGCGGCCTTGCCCCAGCATCTTCGACCGCAAGCGCCCGTTGAAGGACGCGACGTGCCGCAGGATCGCCGCCGGCGTGATGCGGTATGTCGTCAACAGCGCGCGGCCCTTCATCGTGCCGGTGACGAACAGCAGCTGGAATCCGGGGCGCAGCTGGTCGGCAGATGAGCCGCTGCGCACGATCACCACGGCCAAGGGTGGGGAAATGGCAGCGGTTGTTCCAACGTTCGTCGGATGTGGCGGCAGGCGCGGCCAAAGTGGGCCAGTAGATCCTCAGGGGCCTTATCCTACAATTACGGCGAAGGCGGATGGCTGCCTGATCGGTGCCAGCCTCTTACCCGTCACGCATCAGGGCGGCGATCGCGCGCATGCGGTTGATCAGCCGTTCCGGACGATCACCGGGGCGCATCGCGGCGAGATCGCGCTGCAGTCGGCAGCAATGCTCAAACTGCGCAACAACTGCATCGGGTCGCATCCGGAAACCCCGATCGATGTCATCTCGACGGGCGGGCACCATGGCGTGATCGCGGCATCGCTGGTGCAGACCGGCTATGGCGAGCGCGAGGGGCAGGCGCCGCGCGCGATCGATGCCGAGCAGCCGCTTGGCACGATCATGGCCGGTGGGGGCAAGCATGCCGCCGTTGCAGCGTTCCTCGCGCAGCACAACACAGAGCGCGGCGATCGCGTCAATCCGGGTCATCCGATCGACAAGCCGGTCAGCACGATCACCGGGCGCGGCACGCAGCAACAGGTGGTGCAGACCACGCTTATCGAAGCGGGCGAGCTGCCTGACGACGTGATGGAGCGGGCGGTGCAGGTCGCGGCGTTCCTGATCAAGTATTATGGCAAGGAGGAATCGGCGCATTCGGTCGATGTGCCGCTGGGCACGGTGACAACGCGTGAGCGCTTCGCCGTGATCACCGTAACGATTGATGCGGTCACCTTTGTGCTGGTCGATATCGGTATGCGGATGCTCGAGCCGCGCGAGCTCGCCCGCGCGCAGGGCTTTCCCGACGATTACATCCTCGATCCCGAGTGCTGGTATCGGACCGATTCCGGCGCGCGCAAGTTCGGCAAGCTGCCCAAGACGCAACAGATTGCCAAGATCGGCAACAGCGTGTGTCCTGGCCTTGCCGAGGCGCTGGCGCGGGCGAACCTGCCCGGAATGTGCGCGGGGAGGGCTGCGGCATGACACCGACCAAGATTACGCCATGCACTCGCGAGCTTGGTAGGCCTTCGGGCACACTGGAAGAGGATTGCGGCACCCTGCAAATCTCTGACGTTAAAGACCCTATCTGGGGAAACCTCCAGCTTTCGGCATGGTTGCCGTCTGATGAAGAGCGCGAAGCTATCAGCAATGGTGCGCCGGTAATCCTTTCTGTGGTGGGCTGCTCGCATCCGGTGGTTTCCTTGTTTGTCGGGGATTGGCACAGTGAGGCAGCGGCATGATCGATCCTTTCGCGCCCGACACACTGGGTCTTCGCGCCCAGATGATGATTGCGGCTGCTGGCCTGCGCTTCTCTGCTGTCGGCTATCTGCGCGATCTGGGCGCGGCGCCGAGGTGGCTGGCTCGAGCCTGCGGGGCGGGGGAGCTGGGGCGGGCGCGTGTCACCTATTCGCGCGATGGCGATCTGTTCGACTATGCCCAGGGCGATGGCGAGACGGCGATCATTCTGCCCGTGACCGAGGATGGCGTGGTGACTGACCTGGTCGCCTTCGACCCGCGCACGCCCGATGCCTGGGCGCTGCGGCGCGGCGATGGAATGATGCTGGGCTGGGATGTCTGGCATGCCAATGCGCATGTGCCGCAGATCGCGGGCGGATGGCGCGAGGATCCTGCCGTGCGGCTGTTCGCCAATCCGCTGCAGTGGGTGCGCGGCGGCGGGGAGGGGCTGTGCCTGCTCGCCTGGACGCAGGCGACCATGGCGATGCTGCGCGCGCTGGGGCCGGAACGCACCATCGTGTGCGAGGATGATCATTTCGCCGCGGTGGTGGCCGAGCGCATGGCCGAGCGGCCGCGCCTGCCTGCTGTCAGCGTGGCGCCGGTCGAGATGATCGGCGCTGAGATCCAACTGGAGGCGGCGGAGTAGGCCATGCCTGTAAATCCTGCAGCATCGACACCCGGACGCAAGAAGCGGTCCGGCAAGGATGGCGGCTCTGCTGCTGCCCCATCTGCATCTGATCGCGCCCCCGCGCCCCCGAGCGCGAGCGTGTCCGATGGACAGGGGGACGGAAGGGAGCCGCCGGTTGGCCGCATTACTGTTGATCCGGACCCGGAGCGGGACCGCAAATGCGCGTTTCTGCCCCGCACCGACCTGGGCAATGCCGAGCGGTTCGCGGTGCGCTTTGGCCATATGTTCCGCTTCTGCCCGGAGATTGGCTGGTTTGCATGGGACGGGCGGCGCTGGTGCCTGCTGAGCGAAGAGCGCGACAAGACGCCGGCGGCGGTGATGCAGGCCGTGTTCGCCACGGTGCGCGGCATCGGCCATGAGGCCAAGCTGATCGCCGACTCGGGCTTCAAGGTCTCGCCCCAGCCCGACTGGGATGCATCGCAGACGCTGGCGCATGAGGCGCAGCAGCGTGATCGGCTCGATTTCCTGATCGGCGAGGGCAAGAAAGCGACGGCGTTCAGCGACCTGTTGAAGCAGTGGGCCAAGCAGAGCGAATCGGCGGGGCGGATGAACTGCATCGCGCCGCTGGTGAAGTCCGTGAAGGGCATCGTGATCAGCCCGGATGCGCTCGATCGCGACCGCATGGCGATCAACTGCCAGAACGGTACGCTGCGGTTCGAGCGCGGCCCGGAGCGTCGGCCCAGTGCCGATGTCGAGGCGGGCAAGAGCGAGTGGCGCACCGGGCCGTGGAAGGCCGTGCTGAAGCCGCACGATCCCGCCGACCTGATCACCAAGATCGCAGGCGTCGAGTTCAACCCGCGCAAGCAGTGTGCGACGTGGGTCACCTTCCTCGAGCGGGTGCAGCCCGATGCCGACATGCGGCGGTTTCTGCAGCAATGGGGCGGGCTTTCGATCACCGGTAACACCGGGGACCAGAAGCTGGCGTTCTTCTATGGTGGCGGGTCCAACGGCAAGGGCACATGGGTGGAGACGGTGGCGCACATCGCGGGCGATTATGCCGACACCACATCGATCGAGACATTTCTGGACCAAGGTGTGAAGAAGCGCGGCGACCAGGCGAGCCCTGACCTGGCCAAGCTGCCCGGTGTGCGGTTCCTGCGGTGCAGCGAGCCCAGCGTGGGCGCATCGCTGAACGAGGGTCTGGTGAAGATGGTGACCGGCGAAGACCCGGTTTCCGCGCGCCTGCTGAACAAGGGGTTCTTCACCTTCATGCCCGAGTTCAAGCTGACCATCAGCGGCAACAACAAGCCGAAGATCAAGGACAAGAGCGACGGCATCTGGCGGCGTATGCAGCTGGTGCCGTGGTCGGTGCAGATCCCGAAGGAAGAGCGCGACAAGGGGTTGAAGGACCGGCTGATCGCCGAGGCCGAGGGCATCTTTGCCCAGCTGGTCGGCGGCGTGCTGGACTGGCTGGAGAACGGCCTGATCGAGCCCGACGAGGTGCGCATGGCCACGGCCAAATATCGCGGCGACGAGGACGATCTGGGGCGGTTCCTGCAGCAGTGCTGCGAGGTGGGCGGCGACCCCAAGGTGGTGCGCGTTCGATCGAGCGAATTGCACGCGCTGTACATCGCCTGGGCGAAGGAGGCGGGCGCATCCGAGATCGGCACCAAGCGTCTGAAGGCGGACCTTGAAAACAAGGGGTTCAAGCAGATCGCCAGCAACGGAATCTGGTGGGAGCGGCTGCGGCCGTTCGTGACGCTGGATCAGGTGGAGCGGGGCGACTGGGACGGTGCGCGGGCGCCGGGCGATGGCGGCGATGGTGATATGCCGGATGTGCCGGATGAGCCCATCCCCGGGTGGGATTGATGGGCGCGTGGTAGCCGTGATGCGGTGGCTTTTATCGCTTCTGCTTTCCGTGCGGAAGGGTGTGGAAGGCTCTCTTTCCAGCGGGTGGAAGGGTGGAAACGGCGGATTTCTGCGGGATAGGTGCGACTGCGGAAGGATGGAAGGCAAAACCGCTATTGACGATCATGTGTGCGCGCAGGAGCGCATATGTACCAAGTACTCGTATTTCCCTTCCATCCTTCCATAGTCATGGAAGGTCAGAGTGTTGAAGGGTTGCAAGATGTTGTCGGGATTGGGTTTTTCGGGATTTCAGGGGTTCGGGCTTTCCATTCCATCGGGGCGATGGGCAGGGTTCCGGGCTGAAACGTGCGGAAGGATGGGTGTGATGTGGCGGGATTGGGCTTTGCGGGTGGAGTTCTGGGTGCTGCTGACCGGGGTGGTCGTGGCGATGCTGGTGAGTTTGACGGGAGGTTGGCGGTGATGGGAGTGGTGATGGATGAGGATGTGCTGTCGTTCGGCGAGGTCGAGGCGGCGCTGATGGATGCGATGGACTATCTGGGCCGGATGCCTGACCGCGAGCGGGGGTTCCTCTCTGCCGGGTCGCGTTCTGGCTGGCCCGAGATCATCAGGGCGACCTGGCTGGGCGACTATGGCGACGGTGATGCCGTGCCGCGCGGTCCGGGCCTGACGCGGGCGCAGGTGGGCCATGTCGAGCGCTGGGTGACCGGTGAGGGCGCGCTGGTGCTGGCGGTGCCTCCTGCGCATCGCAGGCTGGTCGGCATCGTGCTGCGCCAAAAGCGCGAGCACGAGGGTGGCGGGTTCGCCTGGGCCGATGTGTGGCGGGTGTTCGGGGACCGTGCGGTGACCAGCGATGGCCTGCGCATGCGGTATGAGCGGGCGATCAGGAAGGTGGCGCAGGCGGTGAACGGTCCCGCACGGCGCGCCGCGTAGCATGCCGTGCGGGGTGAGTTCAGATCAGCGCGGGCACTCTGGCAGGCTGAGCAGGTTGTTCGGCGGGAAGCGGTCTGCTTCAGTAGCCAGGTACTTGCGCAGACTGGTGGGATGCTGACGCACCACGACCCAAACGGCGCGGCCGCCGACGTTCGTGTAAAGCCGGTGATCCTGTCGCTCGATCGCCTGGATCACGTTGTCGATGGTGTCCTTCCATGGATGAGGAAGATCACCGCCAAGGCTGTCAATCCGCCAATCGCGGTCCGGGCCATCGCGCCGGATGCAAGTCACTCTGTAATCGGACATGGGCAATTCCTTTGTTGCCAATGCCGTTGGTGCGACGCATAGTTTAACTGCAAGACATGTCGTACCAACGGCTGTTGCAGCGACCGAGGCTTGTAGGAGAGCCTCGGTCGCCATTGCCTCCGATGCCGAATGCATCGAATGCACCACCTATAGTGCCGTATCCTGATTCCCGCGCAAGGCAGTAAGAACAAAAAAATGGGGATATGGGCGATGACAACGCCTTTTCCCCAGCTTTCCTGCCTGCGGAACGTGTCAAGCGCTTCTCAATTCCCGCAGATGAATATTGTTTGTTCGTTTCCGCAGCGTTTGGGGTATCTCTGGTGTTGTGCTGGGGAAGTGCGCGACACGCTTCTTCTGGTGCGCTTCCTCTCCTGCAAACTTGAACGGGCGGCTCGAGCAATCGGGGCGCCCGTTCTGCTTTGGTCGGAGAGGATCGGAGGATCGATGGGCAGGCTGAGGCAGATACCCTCGCGGTTGAAGCCGGTGCCGCCCAAGGTGAAGCCGCTGCCCAAGGTGGCGGACAGCTTCTACCTCTCGCCTGAGTGGCGATGTCTGATCCGGGATATCAAGGCCGAGCGCGGTCCGTTCTGTGTGACCTGCGGCTCGGGCAAGCGGATCATTGGCGATCACATCGTCGAGCTGAAGGACGGCGGTGCCAAGCTGGACCCGCGCAACGTCCAGCTGCTCTGCCATTCGTGTCATCAACGTAAGACGGCGCGGGAGCGGGCCAAGCGGGCTGTCGGCCAGACCGGGTGACCGGGGGGTGGTCGAAAGTCTACAAGGTCCGCCGCCGTGAAACCACAGTGTCTCTCATTCGGAGATTTTTTTTGTGTCTGAGGAAATTTTGGGGACGAACCTTTTTGGTGACCCCGTGTTTCCGGCCAAGGAAGGGCGTGGAAGGCCGGCACATCGCTGGTCTCTCGAAAACTCAAACAAGGTGCTGCTCGCTTTTGCGCGCGGCCTGACGGTCAGGGATGCGGCGATCGCAATCGGGATAACCTCCCCTACATTGCGCGCGCATTATTCTTCCGAGCTCAAGATCCGGCAGGCTGCCCGACTTCGGATGGAGATGACGCAGCTCGCCCGGCTGAACGCACTCGCCGCTGATGGCAACGTCAGCGCGGAGAAGGAACTTGGCAAGATGCTGGAGCGGTTGCGGCAGCGCGACCAGGTGCAGGCGCTCGCACCGACCGCGCCGAAGCAGCCGAAGATGGGCAAGAAGGAAGCGGCGCGCCGGGCGGCAGAAGGCCAGCGGGGGCTTTACGAGCCGCCGCGCCCGCCTGCAAAACTGAACTGACGCGTCATGCAGTGGTCGACGGCATGCCTCGATTGGGAAGAGCGCATTGTCGATCGGCGCAGTCTGGTGCCGTTCGATCCGCTGTTTCCGGATGAGGCTGAGGCTGCGCTGGAAGTCTTCAAATCTCTGCGCATGGTCGATGTCGGCGGACGTCCAACGTTCGGCGAGGCGTGCGAGCCATTCGTGTTCGACTTCGTTAAGGCGATCTTCGGAGCGTACGACGCGGTCTCGGGAGAAAGATTGATCAGCGAGTTCATGCTGCTGATCAGCAAGAAGAACGGGAAGTCGACGATCGCCGCGGGCATCATGCTTACGGCCCTGATCCGCAACTGGCGCGACCTGGCGGAGCTGATCATCCTGGCGCCGACGCAGGAGGTGGCAGGCAACAGCTACAAGCCAGCTGCGGCGATGGTGCGGGCTGACCCGAAGCTGGCTGAGATCATTCATGTGATCGATCACCAGAAGACGTTGAAGCATCTGGTGACCGGTGCCGAGCTGAAGATCGTCGCGGCCGACAGTGGTACGGTCGGCGGCAAGAAGGCGGGCTTCGTGCTGATCGATGAGCTGTGGCTGTTCGGCAAGCGCAGCGATGCAGACACGATGTTCGAAGAGGCCACCGGCGGTCTGGCTTCGCGGCCAGAAGGGTTCGTGGTCTATCTGACGACGCACAGCGATGAGCCGCCTGCTGGCGTGTTCAAGGATAAGCTTGAGTACTTTCGCGACGTTCGCGATGGGAAGATCGATGACCCCAGCTGCTTCGGCATGTTGTACGAGTGGCCGGAAAGCCTGATCGAAAGTCAGGCCTATCTGAAGCCCGAGAATTTTTATCTGACGAATCCGAACATTGGTCGGTCGGTCAGCGAAAGCTTTATCGCGGGCAAGATCCGAAAGGCTGCTGGCGGCGAGGTGGATGAAGACGGTGACACCGCCAACATCCAGATCGTCCTGGCCAAGTATCTGAACCTCGAAATCGGCATGCGCATGCGCAGGGACCGGTGGCGCGGTGCAGATTACTGGGAAGCCAATGGTGACCGAACGCTGACGCTGGACGCGCTGCTGGCGCGTTGCGAGGTGGTCGTGATCGGGGTCGATGGAGGCGGGCTGGATGACCTTTACGGGTTGTGTGTTGCCGGGCGCGAGCGGGTCACCAATCGGTGGCTGTACTGGTTCAAGGCATGGTGCTGGAGCGATGCGCTAAAGCAGCGGAAGATCATCGCGCCAAAACTAAAGGATTTCGCCGAAGACGGTGACCTGGTCATTTGCGAGACGGTGCCGGTCGAAAAGCTGATGGACGCTGTGGATGATTCCTACGCGGTTCCGCAGGACATTCGCGAGATCGTCGAGATCATCGTGCAGGTGCGCGACAGCGGTCTGCTGCCGGAGAGCCACGCTATCGGGATGGACCCGCAGGGCGTCAGTGATCTGGTCGACGAGCTGGCGCTGGAGAACATCAGCCACCCCATGGTGGAGTCGGTCGGGCAGGGTTTCCGGCTGATGTCGGCCGTCGTCGGGTTTGCTCGAAAGCTCAAGTTCGGTGGGGCGGTCCACAACGGATCGCGCCTGATGGCCTGGTGTGTCAGCAACGCCAAGGAAGTTGCTGGTCGCCAGTCTGTGATGCTCGACAAGGATACGAAGGGCAGCGCGAAAATCGACCCGCTTATGGCGGGGATGAACGCGACGAAGCTGCTCGAGTTGAACCCGGAGGCGGCGGGGTCGGGACGGTCGGTCTACGAGGACCGCGAACTTATCATTTTGTGAGGTTTTATGGCAGGCGCATTGATGACTGCGGCGGACTATTACAGCCCGTCGCGGGGCACCAGTCTGCCGTCGCCCACGGGTTCGGGGATCGTGCGCGCGAGTGCAGGGCCTGCGGTGCCCGAGAATGTCGTCGACGGTCGTAACTGGGGTGAAGCCATCTGGATGGCGATGGGCGGTTCGACCAGTGCCGGATCCGCTGAGGCGGCGGCGCAGGTATCGGCGGTCTACTTTTGCGCGTCGATCATCGCGATTGCAGTGGGGAGCCTTCCACGGGAATTTCGCGATAACGACCAAAAGCCAGTGATCAACTTCGAGCTGGCCGACCTGCTGGACCAGTCACCAAACATGCTGCAGACCGGTGACGAGTTCTGGTCCTGCATGCTGTTCCGCGCGGCGCTGGCAGGCCAGGCGTTTGCTGAGCCGGTCAACTCGGTGATGGGTCCGGAAATCTGGCCGCTCGAGCCGCGCCGGATTTCGATGGACTGGGATGAGCGGTGGTTCACGCTCACCTATTCGCACGACAACAAGATCCTGCGGTATCTGTCGCCGCTTGATGTCTTCTGGATCAGCGGGCTTTCCGATGCCTGCGCCAGGCCAATGACGCCGTGGAAGATGGCCAAGGGATCGATCGACTTCGCGCTGTCGCTCGAGCAGCAGGGCCGCACGTTCTTCCAGAACGGCAAGCGGTTCAACGGTGTGCTGAGCACCACGAACAAGTTGTCCGAAGAGGCGATGTCTCGGCTGAAGTCTGGCATCAATGCGTGGAAGAACGGCGGCACTCCGGTGCTGGAAGAGGGCCTGAGCTTCAGCAACGTCACGTCCAGCAACGTCGATTCGCAGATGCAGGAGCTGATCAAGCAGCGCACGCTCGAGCTGGCGCGCTACTGGCATATCCCCCGGTCGATGATCGGCGAGGACGGTGGCGGTGCGAGCACGACGGAGCAGGAGACGCTGGCGTTTCATCGCAACGTGGTGCGCCCCTGGTCGCGTCGATTGGAACAGGCTGTGCAGCAACGCCTGCTCACCGCCGACCAGCGCCGACGCGTGAAGATGCATTTCAACATGGATGGCATGTTGCGCGGCGACAGTGCCACTCAGTGGCGCAACGCCGTGCTGGCGCGGACCTCCTCGGTCCTGTCGGTCAACGATCTGCGCACCGGTTGGTTCAACCAGCCTCGTATCGACGAGCCGTGGGCTGATGATGCCCGCGAGCCGCTGAACAGCAATCGCGCCGCCGACACGATGTCGGGCGGCATGACAGCACCGCAGGACCGGTCCGATGCGCGGCGGATGCTGGTGGAAGACATCATGGACCCGGAGGCTTGAATGCACGAGATGATTGGCCCGCGCACGCTCTGGGCGATGGAGACCAGCGCGCTGGCGCAACTGTTGGCGCAGCACAGTCTTGAGGGGCTGGTGCCTGCTGGCCTGCGAAGCCTGGCAGCTTTGGCGACTGGCAGTGCGGCGGCAGCGCCGAAACAGCCCGATCCCATCAAGGAAGGTTCGACCTTCGTGATGTCGATCAATGGGCCGCTGTCCCCGATGGGCAGCTGGTCGGGCACTTCGACCAACTGGATCGCGCGCACCGTGCGGGAGGCTGCGTCCGACCCGAAGATCGGCGCGATCATCATGAAGATATACAGCCCAGGTGGCTTGGTGATCGGCACTGCCGAAGCAGGCGATGCCATCTTCGAAGCGCGACAGAGCAAGCCTGTGGTTGCGGTAGCGGACAGCTATGCCTTCAGCGCCGCGCACTGGCTGGCGACGCAGGCGAGCGCGTTCTATGCCACCACCAGTGGCGAGGTCGGTTCGGTGGGCGTTCGTGGCGGACATGTCGACATGTCGGGCTTCGAAGACAAGATCGGCATGAAGACCACGCTGATCGCATCGTCGCCGGAGAAGATCGCGGGGCACCCTTATGCGCCGCTGTCTGACGAGGACCGGGCGGACATGCAGGCCGAGATCGACGAAATGAATACGGCATTCCTGGCTGCGATCGCGCGTGGGCGCGGCATGAAGATGGGCGATGTTGCGGCGATGCACGGGCAGGGGCGGACGTTCTCTGCAAGCCGTGCTGCTTCTGCCGGCGTGATCGACGGCGTGATGACGCTGCGCGATGTAGTGGCGAAGTATTCGCAGTCCAATGCACGGCTGAAGCTGATGCGGGCGCGCGCCGAGCTGCATCGGCAGTCGATCGATATCTGAGACTTTCCCGTCACAAGCGGGATGACAGCGGCATGGACGGTCCATGTCGTGAGCGGGCGCACGCGCCCAACCAACGGGCAACGAAAGGATTCTCTATGAATATCGCCCTTATGCGAAATGAAGCGCGTGCGACCAGTGCGCGTATGATGGCTCGTATCGAAGCGGCTCAGGCTGACAACGATCGCGAGCTGACTGCAGAAGAACAGGCCGCGCAGGATGCCGACCAGGCCACGCTCGATCGGCAGATCGCGCGGATAAACAGCGCGGTTGCACTGCAGGCTTCGGCTGCACAGATCGGCGTCGATCCGGTTGGCGCTCCGGTGCCTGCCGCAACTGTGCCTGCGCAGCCGCGGCAGACTCTGTCGAACGATGGCTTCCGCAACCTTGGCGAGTTTGCCAACGCGGTGCGCCTTGCCAGCCCGGGCGCCGGCGCGCAGTTCCATCGCGACGAGCGACTGGCGGCGCCGAGCAACACCCACACGGAAGTGGGCGACAGCGCCAGCAGCTATCTGGTGCCTGCCGAGTTCCGGCAGGAAATCACCGACCTGGTGTTCGGCGAAGAAGACCCGTTTATGGACTTCATCTCGCCGGAACCGACCTCGTCCAATCGCGTGGTTGGACTGGGCGATGAGACCACGCCCTGGGGCAGCAGCGGCATTCAGGCATCCTGGCGTGCCGAGGGTGACCAGATGACCCCGAGCCGTGCGGCTCTCACCCCCCGCGAGACGCAGCTGCACGAGCTGTATGCCTTCGTGCTCGCCACCGAGGAGCTGCTGGAAGATGCGCCGCGTCTTTCCAACCTGCTCACCCGCAAGGCAGCCAGCGCGATCCGCTGGAAGGCCAGCGACGCATTCATGTACGGCGACGGCGTTGGCAAGCCGATGGGCTGGATGAACTCGGCGGCACTGGTGACGCAGGCCAAGAAGAGCGGCCAGGCTGCGGACACTGTCGTGGCCGAGAACATCGGTGCGGCTTATGCCCGCATGATCAACCCGATGCAGGCCACCTGGCTGATCAACCCCGATGTGCTGCCCCAGATCATGACGCTGTCGATCGGCAACCAGCCCATCTGGCAGCCGAACTTCGCTCTGTCGCCCGGCGGCATTCTGCTGGGTCGGCCGATCCTGTTCACGGAACATGCCAAGACGCTGGGCGATGTGGGCGATATCCAGTTCGTCAACCCGAACGGGTACGAGGCCTTCCGCAAGCAGAACGGTGTCACCTTCGCCGATTCGATCCACCTGTACTTCGATTACAACATCCGGGCGTTCCGGTGGATCTTCCGCATCGGTGGCCAGCCTGTTCTGTCCGCCCCGGTCTCCGTGCCCAACAGCGCATCGACCAAGTCGCATTTCGTGACGATCGCCGAGCGCGCCTAATCTCTCCCTATCCCAAACGGGTCGCACTGACGCGGCGGGTGGAGCAATCCGCCCGCCGCCGATGGTGCGCGTACACACTGAAAGGAATGAAGAATGTTCGGAAATGTGAAGCCATCCGACCGCGTCGCCGTGGTCGGCGTGATCGACCCTGATGTCACCACTGCCAGCACCGTCACGACGGGCTGGATTCCCATGGCCAAATTCGGTGCCCTGATGGCGATCGTGATGGCCGGAACGCTGGGCACCAGCGCAACTCTGGACGCCAAGTTCCAGCAGGCCACCGACTCCAGCGGCACCGGTGCCAAGGATGTCACCGGCAAGGCCATCGCCCAGCTGACGCAGGCGGGGACCGACAGCGACAAGCAGGCGATCATCAACCTGTTCCAGACCGATCTGGATATCGACAACGACTTCACCCATGTCCAGCTTTCGCTGACCGTGGGCACGGCCACCTCGGATGCCGGTGCGATCGTGCTCGGCTTCGACCCGGTCAAGGGTCAGGCCAATCTGAGCGATCTTTCGACCGTCGACGAAATCGTCGCCTGATCCTGCTTTCCTCACATTCGCTGGTGGCATTATGCTTTTCACCCTGACTCCTGTCGACATTGTCGAGGGTTATGGTGAGGGCATCCTGTCGCTGGCGGATGCGAAGGCGCATCTGGGTGTTCTCGCAAATGATTACGATGACCTGATCGCGCTGCTGCGGGATGCGTCGATCGATGCGGTCGAGAAATACTGCAACGTCCGCCTTGGACGCACCACCGGCATGGTGGCGCGGTTCGAGGGGTTCGGCCCCGGCATGCGGATGGGCGTTGGCCCGGAAGCGACTGTCGATGTCACCGGCGTCTCCTACATCGACAGCGACGGGGAAGCGGCTTCGGTTGATGCCGGTGGGTGGCGTCTGGATGTGCTGGGGCGGGTGATCCCCGCGGTCAATGCATCCTGGCCGACAACCTATGGCCCGGTCACCGTTACCTTCACCGCCGGCTACACCGATGCCAACCGCCCTGCGGGTCTGCTGCAGGCAGCCAAGATGATGCTGGCGCACCTGTTCATCCAGCGCGAGGCGGTGATCATCGGAACGATAGCCAGCGAAGCGCCGCTGGGCTTTGTCTGGCTGTGTAATCGCCACCGCATGCCGGTGATCTGACATGATCCGCGCGGGCAAGAGGCAGTTCCGGATCCTGTTCCAGCGAGCAACGGCCGCGACGTCCTCGCTGGGCGTGGAAACCGAATCGCCCTGGACGGACATAGAGCCTGCCATGGCTGCCATCAGCTGGGGCACGAGCGCAGAGCGCCGCGAGGCCGCCGCCGAGAATGCCACGCAGGCGGCAACGTTCCGCGTGCTCTCGACCGTTGCGCTGCGGGGCGTCACGCACCGTGACCGCATTTTCTATGACGACACGGGCTGGGACATCACCGGCATCGCGCCGGTGGGTGATCTGCACCGTGAGATCGAGTTCACCGCCACACGCAGCCGGGGATGATTGATGATCAAGGTCAGAACGCTGCGGGCGCACCGCAATGAATTCGGCGATGCACGGGCCAAGGCTCCGGGCGATGAATATGAACTGCCCGCCGGCACGGCGCGGCTGCTGATCGGGCAAGGCCATGTCGAAGATATCATTCAGGTTCGAGGGCGGGCGCGAGCTGGAGCGCGCGCTGGGCGAGATGAAGAAGGCCACGGCCAAGGCGGTCGCTCGCCGCGCGCTCAAGAAAGCCGCTGACCCGATATTGCAGGCGTACAAGGCGCGTACGGTGGTGGCCACCGGCACGCTGCTGGACAACGAGCTGGTCGGCACCAGGCTGAACCGGCGCCAGGCGGCGATGAACCGCAAGATGGGGAAGAGCGAGGTCGAGGTGCATATCGGCACCGCCGACCCTGCGGGCATCCAGCAGGAGTTCGGCAATGTCCGGCAGGCTGCCGTGCCCGCGCTGCGCCCCGCGTGGGACGCGGAAGGTGGGGAGACGGCGCTGGGCCGCATCGGTTCTGAACTGGCGATCGAGATTGAAAAGACGGCGGCGCGCGCCGCGCGGCGCACGGCGCGACTTGCTGCAAAGGGCAGATGACCAATGGAGATGGAAGAGGCTCTGGTCGCACGGCTGCGCGCCGCCACGGCCATTGCTGCAATCATCGGCACACGAGCCAGCTGGTTCGAGCGGCCACGCCGGGGCGGACTGCCCTGCCTGGTGCTGACGCTGGTGTCGCTTGGGCGGGAGTGGACTCACGGCGGACCTGACGGTTTGGACCGACCACGGGTCCAGTTCGATTGCTGGGCGGAGAGCGACACGGCGGCGATGAACCTGTCGCGCGCAGTGCTGGCCGAGATGGAACAGGCACGCACCGTTTCGGACTGGACGTTCCACGAAGCCGCGCTCGAGGCGCAGCGCACCGATATGGATGATCTGGACGGCGGCATAAAGCTGTTCCGGGTCTCTCTGGATCTATCGTTTTTTCACCAACCGGAGGAGTGACCGGATATGACTGTTGCAGCCAAGAAGAGTTTCGGGGCGCAGCTGCACATGGCTGCAGACGGGGTTACCCCGCTGGTGCTGGTGGCAGAGCTGCTGACCCTGCAGCCGCCCGTGCTCGAGCGTGCAACCATCGACGTGACCACGCATGACAGCGCGGCGCAGGCGATGGAGTTCATCACCGAGGGCGTTTATGATCCCGGCGAGGTCAGTGGCCAGGTGCACTATATCGGCGACAGCACCGGCGATGATGCCATGATTGCCGCGCTGACCGGTGGCGGGTTGCACGATTTCAAGATCGTGCTGAAGTCGGGCAGCGGCACGATCGATATGACCTTCTCCGGCTTTGTCACGAGCTATGGCCCGGATGGCATGGAAGTCACCGGGAAGCAGACCGCGAGCTTCACCATCAAGGTGACCGGCGCAGTCACCCAGGCGGCGACCTCGTAACATGGTGAACCGTCTTAAAGGGGAAGCATCGTTCACCGTCGATGGCGAAATGTTCATGATGGTGTTCGATGCCGAGGCGCTTCTCTCGATCGAGGATGCGCTCGGTATCGGCCTGGCGGAATTGTTCGAAGAGCTTTCCGCTGCGCAGGAAGATCCGCGCAAGGTGCGCATGTCGACCCTTTCCACCATTGTGGCGTGCGGGCTGCACACGCACCACCCCGACGTCACGCGGGGCTATGCCTTCGATCTGCTTCAGAACGACTTCGACGCGGTTGAAGCTGCGCTCAGCAAGTCGCTAGGGGATTCCATGCCGCAGTCCGATGGCAAGGGGGCGGGCGCGGCCAGCGCAAACCCTCCGATGGCGGCGAAGGCCGCGCGGAACCGGGCACCGAGGATAGCAACTGGAACTGGGAAGAGCTCTTCACAAGCTGGTGTGAAGCGGGGCAGCCCGCCGCAGACTTCTGGAAAACGACGCCGCGGCTGATCGTCGGCGCCATCAGTGCTTACCAGCGTCGGCGGGGGTGGCTGGCGTGGCACATCGCCGCGTTAGGCCGTGTGAAAGACTTGCCCGATCTTGAAGAGATGACGGGGCGACGATCAACCGTGGAGGCGCCAGCAATGTCGCCTGAAATGATGACGCACAACGTCAAGCTGTGGAAGGCTGTGCTCAACCGGGGGAGCGGGAGCCAATCGGCTTCTTCTTCATAGCCTTGCGCATGCATGGCGTTGATACCGTCCAGTCCACGAATTTGCCTCGCTTGCCGTTGGTCATGCAGCGGCGGGCAATGGTCTGACCGGGATCTTCGAATCCGGCCATCATCGTCACGAAATATCCCAGTTCGCGCTTCTGTGCGGTGGTGCAAGTCGCCACCGCCGCAGCATCCGCGCCGTGCCGGGTCTCGCAATACCTGGCTGCATCGGCCCGCGGACGCGCCCACGGGTCGCCCGCCGCTGCCAGCATCAACATCATCGCCTCGATCATCGCATCACCTCCGGCGCAAAGGATAACCGCAAATGGCATCGTCTGTCATCGGCGCGCTGCGCGCCACCCTCGGGCTGGATTCCGCAGCGTTCGAGGACGGTCTTGGCATTGCCCAGAAGAAGCTGAACCGCTTCGGTAAAGACTTCCAGAAGATGGGCGCCAATATCGGCCAGATGGGACAGACCCTGTCGATTGCGGTCACTGCGCCGCTAGTGGCGCTGGCGTACAAATCCTCCCAGGCTGCGATCGAGAGCCGCGAGGCACTGGCGCAGGTCGAGGCCGGTCTGAAGTCGATGGGGGATGCGGCGGGGCGCAGCTTGCCGCAGCTGCAGGAGCAGGCTGCCGCGCTGCAAAAGCTTTCGACTTTCGACGATGACGACATCCTTCGCAGCGTCACAGCCAACATGCTGACGTTCGGCAACGTCTCCGGCGATGCCTTCGATCGCGCGCAGCGGGCCGCTGTCGATCTGTCGTCGCGCATGAAGACGGACCTGCAAAGCTCCACCATCCTGATCGGCAAGGCGCTGAACGATCCCATCAAGGGGCTAAGCGCCCTTAGCCGTGTCGGTATCCAGTTCACTGCTGACCAGAAAGCTATGATCACCGCGATGGTGGAAGGTGGCAATGTCGCCGGTGCTCAGGCCATAATCCTGAGCGAGCTCGAGCGGCAGTATAAGGGATCCGGCAAGGCCGCGCGCGATGCGGCGCCGGGAAGTGACCAGATCGACAAGTGGCGCGAGCTGCAGGAAAAGGTCGGCGAGATCGTGCTGGTGATGGGCGAACGCCTGATCCCGACGATTGACCGGATACTGGACCTGTTTCTGTCGCTCTCTCCCGGAATGCAGGAAGCTGTTGTTGGTTTTGCCGCGATTGCGGCTGCCGTTGGTCCCGTGCTGATCGGCGTTGGCGCAATGGTCAGCGGGTTCGGTGCTATCCTTCCGCTGCTCGGCAAACTCGGTGTCGTCCTGAAGCTCGTGCCCCCCTTGCTGACCGCTGTCGGTATCGCGTTCAGGTTCATGCTTGGCCCGATCGGGCTGGCTATCACTGCCATCGGCCTGGTCTATGCGGCATGGAAGAACTGGGACACGATCGAGCCGATCATCAAGCGGCTCTATACGGCGGTGAAGACGTGGATCGTCGACAAGCTCAACGCGATCTGGGACGGCGTGAAGGGCCGCATCGAAGCGGTGAAGGGCTATTTCTACGGCCTGTATGATGCCGTGGTCGGGCACAGCTACATCCCCGACATGGTCGACGGTATTGCCAACCAGATGGGGCGCCTCGAGTCCGTGATGGTGAAGCCTGCTGCCAGCGCGACCGAACGCGCTGCCGCTGCTTTCGAGGAAATGGCTGGCCGTGTGCAGGGTATCCTTGACCGGCTGTTCCCAGAAGCTCGGGCAAAGCTCGACTTCCAGCGTGACAGCGATGCGCTGGCCGAAATGGCAAAGCGCGGCGAGATCAGCGCCGAACAGTATGCCGAGGCGCTGCGCCGGCTGCGCGCCGAGCATGCTACCACCATGACGCAGATCGAGCGCAACAGCCCTGACACGATCGAGGTCCTGCCGGTTGACCCGGATGACATTCCCCGCGTTTTTGATGAGGCAATGAAGCTGCCTGGCGAGGTCGAGCGGGGCGTTGGCGTTCCTATGGTCAATGTCTTCGAGCAGATGGCGCGCGGGATTGCCCAGACCATCGACGACGTCGAAGGCTCTATCCGCGGCTTTGTCGACTCGATCAAGAAAGGGGACATTGCCGGGATCATCGGCGGAATTGCCGACATTATTGGTAGCATCACGGGTGCGATCGCGGGCTTCAAGACTGGTTTCGGCACCAAGGCGCCGGGACCGAACCCGCCCGGCAAGGCGGCAGGCGGCCCGATAACCGCACGGCGACCATATCTGGTCGGTGAGCGCGGGCCTGAGCTGATCATGCCTTCCACCAGTGGCAGCGTTGTCAGCAATCGCAATCTTCGTGAAGGGCAGGCTCCTGTCATTCAGCGATTCGATCTGCGCGGCGCGGTGATGACGGCAGACCTTATCAGCCAGATGAACAGCATCGGCGAGCAGGCGGCGGTCAAGGGCGCTGCGATGGGTTCGTCGGGCGCGCTGCGCCGCCTTGCTCGTGCGCAAGACCGGAGCGTCGGCTGATGCCGGTTGATCTTCCCGCCACCCCGGGCCCGGTGGAAATCTCCATACGGCAGATCGACTTCGGCGGAACGCTGACGCCCGGTCTTGGTGGCCCGGTGCAGCGCATCAACCGCAATGGCAATCGCTTTGCGGTCGCGGTGCAGTTGCCGCCGATGAAGCCGATCGACGCCCGCGCCTGGCTCGCCGCGCTGAACCGTGGCGTGCGCGAAGGCGTGCGCTGGCGGCTGCGGCAGGTGGAGCTGCTGCCGGGATCGCCGGGCGCGGTGCGTGTCAACGGCGCAGGGCAGGCTGGCGGAAGCCTTGTGGTTGATGGCGCCAACCCGAACTATCCCTTTCGCCTGGGGCAGTTCTTCAATTTGATCGATGGCGGCAATGCGTATCTGCATCAGCTGGCGGCCGCCGTGAACGCGAACAACAGCGGTGCAGCAACGCTGACGATCGTGCCGCCGCTGCGTATCGAACCGGCCAACAATGCGGTGATCGAGATCGGCGCGCCGGTGGTCGAGGGCCTGCTGGCTGATAACGGCTTCGAGTGGTCGGTCGATCGCGCGCGTCTTGCTGGCATCAGCTTCACCATCATCGAGCGCCGCTGATGAGCTTTGCGGGAGATACCATAAGCCTCATCGGCTTTTGCAAGATCGAGCTGCCGGGCCGCACCCTGCGCATGTGCGATGGCGGCTTCTGCTATTTCGGCGGGGAAAAGTACACCAGCGAGGACGCGCTGTTCGGATCGATCGCCGCCGTCGACGAGTTTGAGGCGGCGCTTGGCGATTCGGCGGAAGACGCCAAGATCGTGTTCATGCCGAATGCCGCCGCGCTCGCCAGCGAGATCAGCAGCCCGGCGTTCCAGAACAGTCGGGCGCGGTTCTGGATGGGCACCATCGGCAGCGACGGCAAGACGGTCACGACAGCCGAGCAGCTGATGGATGCGCTGGTGGACTTCACCGTGCTGCGGCTTCGGCAGGCAGGCCGAGAGCTGGAGATGTCGTTTATCGGCAGGCCCGAAAAGCTGTTCCTGCGACAGGAGGGCAACAGCTTGAACCCGCGGTTTCACAAGAGCGTGTGGGCCGGGGAGAAGGGTCTGGACAACGCGACTGGTGCGCGGATCACGGTGGCCTGGGGGGTCGGCGGTGCGCGCGGCATTTCATCCGGAAGCGCGACGGGCGCGATCATCGGGGGTGGTGCAGTCAACTTCGGCGGTCCGGCGGCGAACGCGCAATGAGTGTTTCTTTGACCTTGCGCGCCGATGCGACGAACAGGACGGTGGCACACTTTCACGCAAAGCCGTTCGACTGGGACGGTGCCAGCTGCATCCACCTGGCGCACGTGCAGGCAATCAACATGGGGCATAAAGTTCCGGCCTTGCCGATGTTCCGCAGCCGCCAGGGTGCGCTGCGAGGCCTGTTGAAGACCGGGCATCATTCGCTCGAGTCTCTGATGGACAGCATGTTCCAGCGCATTGCACCGGCGCAGATGATGGTCGGTGACATTGCGATGCTGCCCGGCGAGGATCGCAGGCTCCGCGCGCTGGTGCTGTTCGACGGGCATCTGTCGGTTGCCGGTTGGCATGAGGCGCACCCCGAGTCTCTGGTCTGGATCAAGAACATGCACAGCGATCTCGTCGCTGCATGGAGGCTTTGAGATGTCGAAGGTCTTCCGCGCTGTCGGGCAGGTGGCGGGCGTGGTGGCGGCTGTGGCGGCGTTCATCCCCGGTGGGCAGCCCATCGCTGCAATCGCCGCTGGCGTGGCGGCGGTCGCGAATGTCGGCGCGGCGCTCACGGCCAAACCACCACGCAACCGGCAGCAAGGCACGCTGAACGAGACGACGATCGGCACCAATCAGGCAAACCGGTGTCTGCTCGGGGAGACTTACGACGGTGGGGCAATCGTCCACGAGGCCGGGTACGGCGCTACCCTGAAGAAGGTGAAGAACCCGTACTACTTCCGAGCCACCACGTATTCGTTCTGCGGGCCAGTCGAGGAGCTGGTGCAGGTCTATGCCGACTTCGACCCGATCACGCTCAGCGGCAACGCGGCAACAGGCTTCTATTCGGGGTTCCTGTATGTGGACAGCCAGCTGGGCGCGACGCCGGAAAGCAGCGCGCTCGCGCCGCAATGGGCGGGATGCCCGCAATGGGGCAGCGATTACAAGCTGAGCGGGCACGCGGCGCTGGGGTTCAGCCTGCTGTTCGACAAGGAAGGCGAGCGCTACGCATCCGGGCAGCCACAGTTCGGCGCGGTGTGGAAAGGCGTGAAGGTCTATGACCCGCGGCTTGACAGTACCTATCCGGGCGGAAGTGGTTCGCATCGGATCGCGAACGAGGCCACGTGGACCTACAGTGAAAATCCCGCGCTGCATGCGCTGGCATATGCCTATGGCCGATATCAGAACGGCGTGAAGGTCTTTGGCGTCGACCTCGGCGCGGCATCTATCGACCTGGCTGGCGCAGTCGCTTGGGCAAACCTGTGCGATGCAAACGACTGGAAGGTCGGCGGTCGGATCGAGGAACCGGGCGACAAGTGGAACAACCTGAAGATGATCTGCCAGGCAGGCGGGTGCGAGCCCGTGCTGTCTGGCGGCATCCTGCGCTGGAAGTGGCAGAAGCCGCACGTCAGCCTGAAGACGATCACCGCCGATGATCTAGCCAGCCCCGAGTTGGAGGTGCCCAGCAACCAGACATGGAAGGCGCGGCGCAATACCATCGTCCCGCTGTGGCGTTCGTCGGCCAACCAGTGGGAATTCGTCCAGACCACGCCGGTCACGAAAGCCGTATGGCTGACCGAGGATGGCGAGGAAAAGAGTTTCGAGCAGCAGTTCCAGCTGGTGCAGGTCGCCGACCAGGCGGCGCAGCTGGGTGCGTATCAGATCGCCGAGGAGCGCAGCGCAGGCGCGATCACGCTGGTGCTCAAGCCCGAGTTCATGACCTATGATCCGGGTGACGGGCTGACGATCGATATCGCCGAAGCCGGACTGGATATGGTCAAGGTCATCGTGACCAGCAGGTCGGTCGCACCGGATACTGGCGAGGTGACGCTGACGTTCATGACCCGCGACCCGGGCGTCGACGCATGGGCGCTTTCGCAGACGGGCAGCGGGCCCGGCGCAACGACAGTGACAACGCCGCAGGAACGCGACGAGGCGGCGGGGAACAACCAGAACCCGCTGGGCTATGGTTCGATCCTGATCGCAAACAGCTATGTCGCCAATGCGGGCGGCGTGGGCGGCGTGAACCCTGTGTCGGCAGAGGATGCTGGCAGCGATGCGACGATCAACATCGTTGTCCACGATCGTGTCTATGCCGACCGCACCGTCGAGTGTGAAGCGGGATCGATCACTGGCCTGAGCTATTCGGTCGAATACCTGATCTATTATGACGATGCTGACCGCGCGGGTGGCGCTGTTGCCTATCAGGCGACCACCATCGCGAACGAGGCGATCAACACCACCACCAATCCTGACCGGCACTTTGTCGGCTTTGTCACAACGCCAGCGCTTGGCGGCGGCGGGACTACCGGTGGCGGCGCAGGGCCGCCGGGCTGGGGCGGAGGGGGCGAGATTCCATGATATTTGCAAAGGGGCAGCCATGATCGGCAACGACTTCAAGGCCGCGATCGCACGGCGCGGCGCGGCGTATCGCGATCTCACGATGTTCCGCAACGAGGACTTCGACCAGACCATCGTGTTTAAGGATGTCGACTTCAGCGCCGATACCTTTGCAGCGCAGATCCGGCACCTGCCCGACAGCGGCGGCGCGCCACTGGCAGACTTTGCCATCGACGGCCCGACGTTCGCGCTGGGCGATACCACAATAACGCTTTCGATGGACCTGGTCGGTGGCGTGGTCGGCGATCTGCCGGCTGCGCCTGAAACCGGGCAAAACGCCATCTTCTACTGGGACTTGCAGCGCACCAGCGGCGGCCGCACACGCACGTTGTTTGCAGGCCCGGTCACCGTGATTCCGGGGAGCACGCAGGTATGACCGAAACTGTCAGCGTCACTATCGACAGCGTTCCGATCGAGATCCTGTTCTATGATCCGAATACGCGTGAGGCCCAGCTGAAGGCCCTGCAGGCTGCTGACAGTGCAGTCGTTGCGGTTGATGCCAAGGAAGTGGCGCTGCTGGCGGCGACCGCGCTCGGCCCGTTCGCAAACACGGTAGCTGGCCTTGCTGCCACCACGAACGGTCAGCACTTCTACACGGTCTCCCCGGCGAACCTGTACCTGAACAGCAGCGGCACTGCGGTTCTGACTGACGAACTGGCAACGTTGGCACGCTCGCTCGGCACGATGGCGCCGAGCATCGTGCCCGACAACGCGACGATCAAGGATGCGATCGAGACGTTCGGCGAGAACATCGAGTCCGAGGATGGAGCAGAGTTCGTAGGGCTGTTGCAGGGCGGCAAGGTCCAGCACGCTATCAAATACATTACGCCCGAAATGATGAACGCGGCAGGCGGCGGCGTGGTCAACGATACCACCGCCCTCGCCAACTGGATCGCAGAGGCCGATGCGCGGGGCTGGGAGCTCGTTATCCCGAAGGGCTTCACCTATCGCCAGAGCGGTCTGATCTTCCCTGACAACAGCGTGGTCAAAGGTGAGGGCACGCTGATCCAGACGACCGACCGGCTGACCATGGGCAACGGCTGCCGAATCGAGGGTATCACGCTTGATGGGGACAACAAGACCGGTGCGACGGTCGCCATTAAAATGCAAGACGTCGACGATTGCGTCGTGAGCGGCGTCACCATGAAGGGCTACTCGTTCAACGCCATCACCATGAGCGGTGTCGATGGGGCGCTGGTCGAGTATTGCACCTTCTTGGACATAGGCGACACTGAAGCCGACGGCTTTGATGCCAACTCTGCCGGCATGGCTGTCTACGCCCAGAACAGCAGCAATGTAGCGATCCAGCGCAACCCTCTGGCAGAACTGATCTACGGCAGCGCGGCGTATTTCATCGGCGATGGCTGCGTCGATTTCGCGGTCGATGACAATCTTGTCCAGAGCACATTTTTCCGCGCCTTTCAGGTGTTCGGCACTGGTCATCGGCGAATTGTGATCAGCCGGAACAGGGCTTATCGCTGCGGCGAGATCAACACCGGCACGACGGGCATCGGCTGCAATGGCATTTACATCGCCACCGATGGCACCGACCCGGCAAACATCGATGTGAACCTGAACATCATCGAGAAGGTCGCCGAGAACGGCATCGAAGCGCTGGGCGCTGCCCGCATCGTGCTGAACAAGATCAAGGAAACGGGTTGGCTCGGTCTTTCCACGGTGTCGAAGGAAGGCATCTTCGTGGAATCGGGCTGCATCGTGAACGAGAACACGATCATCGCTCCCGCCCTTGTCGGCATCAGGCAGTTCACGGATGGCGCTGTTGCGAGCATCACCGTCAAGGACAATGTCATCCGCGCAGCTGGCAGCGACCCGATCAACTTCCAGGCGAATGGCGCAGGCGCGTCTTACGTTGACGTCAACATCCTCGACAATGTGATCGGCGGATATGGCGGTGATTTCGCCCTCGCATTGAACGGCACCAGCGGTGGCAGCGTCGGCACATCCAACGTCGTCAAGGGCAATGTTGCTGGGCCGGGTGCCACGGTCGCCATCGCAACAGACGTGCGCAAATTCGGCAACAGCTGGGATTGATGAAACCATGAAAAACGTTCGATTGGGGGGCGTCGGCCCCGATGGGTTCGAGGTCGGTCAGGCTGTCGAATATCTGCGCATCCAAGATGACGGCGAGGCGTGGGTGGCGGCAACAATCCAATGGTATTCTGCCAACCTTTTGTCCGGCGCAGGCAATTGGGTCATCCGTCTGCATGATGAGCCGAGCAGCAGCGACATGCAGACGGTGCCGTTCCACAGCGAACTGATGCGGTCGGTATCGTGACCCCTGAACTTCTTGCCGCATTTGGTCAATTCGGCCCCCTTGGGCTGTTGATCGGCTATCTGATCTGGCGCGAGAAAGCCGGGGCCGAAAAGCGGGGCGAACTCGAGCGCACGCGGGCCGAGTCCGACAAGGTGCGCGCCGAGGCCGACAAGGCGCTGGCTGGTGCACTGGCTGCCCTGACCGTCATGATACAGCACCTCGACCAGAGGTTGAAGTGATGGAATCCGCAGACCCCGTTCAGCAGGTCAAGATCGCGGCAGAGCGGCTGACGCTGGCCTGCGCGCACTTGGTCGGGTCAATCCCGATGGCGATCGGATTGGCGCACCTGCGGCAGATCAGCGACCCGATGCCGGACGATATCGACAAGCTTTTTGAGGCGGTCGCAAAGGTCGAAAGGAAAGATCTATGATCACGACACTGCTGGACCTGCAAAGGTTCCTGAACGAGCGGACGCTGGCCAATTTGGTGCTCGACGGCAAGGCTGGGCCGAAGACGCGCGCGGCGATCCTCTCGGGCTTCACCAACCGCAACGCCTCCCCGGTCACCATCGCGCAGGTGCAGATGATCGCCGATCGCCTGGGTGCATCGCTGCGGCAGGTGCAGGCGGTCGCCAAGGTCGAAAGCAACGGCGGCGGTTGGAATGCGCAGGGGCAGCCTACCGCGCTTTACGAGCGCCATTATGCGTGGCGGCGGCTGCGCATCAAGATCCCGCTTCTTTCGGACCCTGCGCCCGGCGGTTACACGCTCGACGCGGATCGCGACGGCATCAACGACAGCTGGGAGAAACTGGCCGACATGGCGCTGCGCAACCCCGTCGTCGCGTTTGAAAGCGCCAGCTTCGGCAAGTTCCAGGTGATGGGCTCGCACTGGAAGCACCTGGGCTATCCCGGCCCGGTCGAGATGGTCTGGACACTGCGGGACCATGAAAGCGCGCATTACGAGATGCTGGCCCGGTTCATCGAGCGCAACGGCCTGATCACAGACCTGCGCCGCCTGAGCACCAACCCGCAGGACTGCGTGGGCTTTGCCCGCAAATACAACGGCCCTGCGTTCGCCAAGAACAATTACCACCACAAGCTCGCCGCGGCGATGCGCTGACCCAATCGAAAGGACATCACCATGGCAGAACAGACCCCCATCATCGTTACTGACAATACCCTTGAAGGCCAGATCGCTACGCTGTTGCGCTACCTGCTCGCCTCTGCCGGCAGCTTCGCGCTCGGCCGTGGCTGGATCGATGACCAGGCCTTGCAGGCGCTGACCGGACTGGTCACCATCGCTGCGCCGATCGCCTGGGGGGTCTGGAAGACGTACACGGCCAAGCAGCAGCTGATCACCACCGCGCAGGCCGCGCCGGAATCGGTGGCGCAGGTTGTAAGCAAGTGACTTGGGTGCTCTGGCTGCTCGGCGGCCTCGGCAAGCTGCTGCGCGGCGCGCTCAGCCTCATCCGCGACTATCCATGGCAGTCGGCCGTCATCGGCCTCGCCATCGCCCTGCTGCTGGTGTTCCGGCAGTGGGGGATCGATCATCGCAACCTCACCGACCAAATCGGTGAGGCCAACGAATTGGTCGCCGAGGAACGCGCTGCCCACCTCGCAACGATCGAGAACGTGCGCATCGGCCGAGAAGCCGCTGCCGAGCTCGACCGCAAGAACGCAGAGCGCGTGGCATCCGAAGCCGCCGCCATCAACGAAAGGATCACCGATGAACTGGTATCCACTGTCAGCACTTATGCTGCTCGCAACGACCGCCTGCGCGGGAGGCTCGCAGCCCTTGAAGCCTCTGCCAGTGGTGGCGGAACAACGCCAGTGCCCGGTGATCCCGGCGCCACCTGCCGCGCTTTTGGTGCCGCCGACTGTGACGACCTTGCTGCCCGAATGACGGATGGTCAGGCGAGCATCGATCGGCTGATTGCGCTGCAGGCTTGGGCGCGCGAGGTGACGGCGATAGATGTGGACGGCGGGGTGGACTAGAGGTCAGCAATTGCAACGCAACCGAAACCCATGCCGACTGTAAGGTGTCGAGCAGTGCAATCGCATATGCTCGGGAGCGCGGGTCATCGAAACCAGACTTTTAGTGGCCTATGGCCTTATCGCGCTCATGATTGCCGCTGTGTCCGCGGGCGTGTTCTACGCGCGGTTTTACAGCCAGAAAGCCGTCGAGCGCCGCCGTCGCAACAAGGAGCGCGAACGGCGAAAAGTGCGCGGTGACCAGGAGGTCTAGCGTCGGGATGATGCATTTCTGAACGCTGCCCAGCTACGGCTTACGCCTGGGCAACTGGTCCATCAGGGTGATGTTGATGATCCCGCGTTCCTTGGGGTAATCGTACCCCTGCAGCGCGCGCAGCACGATCCACGAGAAGCTCTGGCCATCGGCGTTCGTCTCGATCTGGTCGATGCGGTCTGGGTCATACGTGACAATGGCGAATCGGCGGCGCGGCATGCGCCTTTGTTCTCACTGTGTTCTCGCCGCGTCAACCGCCTGCGGATCTAGCTTTTCTCGGGAGCACACTCGCGCACTGCCTTCGGTCCTGCCCAGGCCGTGACATGCAGTCCATCGTCCTTTTTGACCAGGTCGATCCTTGCCCGCGTCTTTCCATCGGGCTCGACATAGATGATCGTGACGATGTCCGGGCGATCGGGCTGGCGGTAGACCATGGACGCTGGCCAGCCTTCGGTGTCGATCAGGCACCGCTCGACATCGAACATCTTCGCGCTGGAGACATAGCGATAATCGGGCGCGCGTGTATCCCACTTCGATATGGGGCCAGCGAACGCCGAGGCGGGCGCGGCGATGGCCAGCATCGTCGTGATCATAGCCATGCTTTGATATCTGGCTGCCAT